AAGGTTTCCCGGATAAACACCTGCCCGTTCTGGATAACGAACGGCAGTGTAACCGCTCCCCCCGCCTGCGCCATGACGGCGAAGCGATCCGCCAGGAACAGCACCTGCGACTGCATGCCCGATGGAGTGTTTTCTACACCGATCCCCATTCCGGCGGCATACTGCTTTCCATTCGCGTCCACGGCAACCTTGATGCTGTACATCGCCTTCAGGTCACCACTAACGTTTGCTATCGCCTGAGCGTTAGTGCTGATCGCTGAAGTGTGCCCGTTGATGGTCGCCGTGATGCCGTTTATCTGCGTGGCCGTGGCCTGCTGATAATTGGAAAACGTCTGGTTCAGGCTGTTGATTGCTGCCTTGTTGCCGTTCACGTCAGTCTGCACACTCAGCAGCGAACGCGCCGTTGCCTCCCTGTCGCTTGCCATGACGTTATCAATACGATCGATGCCGGCCTTGCTGTCACCGTACTGCGCGCTGAGTCTCACCTGCTGATCAACCTGCGCCAGCGTACTCGTTATTAGCGCGATAGCGTTATTCTGGATGCCGCCGCTGGCAGTATCGGTTCTTGCTCCCAGCTCCTCCAGGCGGGATGCCATTGATGAAGTCGTGTCGGTGACAACCTGTCGCAACGTGGTGATATCAGCAGTGTTTTGTGAGCTGGCTTGTTCAGCTGCATCTGCCTTACCTGATGCAGCATCAGCTTTACTCGAAGCCGAATCAGCTTTATCAGAAATGACCTGAGTACTCGCAGTGAGCTGGTCAACAGCAGTAGCCCTTGCGTGAGCTTCATCTGACAGAGCCTGCCTTACCTCGGTAACTCCCGCCTCATTCTGCGCAGTTTTTGCCTCAAGACGAGTAACATCCGTGACGCGCGCCTCCGTTTCGGTAGCGATCACCTCCCGGAGCTGTTCGAAAGTCGCAGAGTTAGCGCCCTGTTGGGCTGTCTGCCGTACGACAACATCGGCAATAGCCAGCGCGTTTCCGATGATTGCTTCAGCGGTCTGCTTGTTCGAGCCAACCGCAGCAGCAAGGCCGTCTGCGTTCTCTTTGATTGCATCAGCCAGTTCTGCCAGTTTTCCACTGCTGTCCACCGCGCTCTCGATCAGGTCTTTGAACGTATCAGTCTCTTTAATTTCCTCCAGGATTGCATCGGTGATATCGCTAAAGTCATCCGTTGGCTTTCCTGAAGCCTCAACAAAATCAGAAACCCCGAACGCGTTGCGTGTCCGGACATAAACGTAATAGACGTGGTCAAACTTGAGCTTTTGAATGGTCCACTGGTTCCCCCTTCCGAGGAATTGAGTTTTGTTCTCAATATCATCGGTTAATGGGATTGGCGTCTCGCCAGCGTACCAGAACTCAAAAGAGGTATCTGATGTTGCCGTTACAGACATAACTGGCACCAGAGTGGCCTGTAATGGTCCGGGTATCCACTGAACGGAGTTAGGAGCCTTTGGCGCGCCTATAATAAGACTCACCTGAGTTTCGGCGCCTTTCATCCCGTTTTCATTGCGCCCACGAACGCCAAGCGTGTAGCTACCGGCAGCAAGGCCGTAAAAATCATAACGGAACTGGTCTGTTTCGTACTGAGATACCAGCTTCCCATCAGCACTGTAGATGTACAGCTCAAACACCAGCTTTTTAGTAGTGGTTGCCGTCTCCCACGTTGCTGTAACCTGGACGGTCTCGGTGTTTGTGTTCAGGATTCGCAGGTTTTCCACGTTAGGCACGCGGTAGCCGTTCAGCGTATCGCTGGGAACTTCAAACACTGCACCCTCGTCAACGATGGCCTGTTTGTTGGGGTCGTGCAATGAGGCCGTTATGCTGTATACGGAGTTGTTTTCCGTTTCGGCAACGCTCAGTATCCGGAAAAGGCGAATCGCAACGCTTGCGGTTGAAATGGCAAATACAGTTCCCGCCCTCACCCATTCAGGTTCGTTTTTGAGTGTGACGTTGTTTCCGTTAACGCCATCAATCTCATAGCGAGAGAACTTTCCGTCCCTCCCCATAATCGACATAGTGGAGCCGTCCGTTACTACCGAGGAATCAACCGCGTCAACCGTTATCACCCTCCCGGAATGAGAAACAATTCTCCCCCCGAGGCGAGTTCCTGCGTAGTCATTATCCATGACCTCAACGATATCACCCGGCGTGAAGTGGATGGCATCGCGTGCCATCTGGAAAGACAGTCTGCTGCTTTCACGCTTTGCTGTTTCCAGCAGCCATTTACCTGCCCGCCATGCCTGTCCGCGAGAGGTGCAGCCAAACGCCTCCAGAGTGGTTTCGTTGTAGTTCCCTTTGGCTATCATCTCATCGTCGGAAACGTACTCTTTCACCTGCTCCCATCCGTTGTCGGGGTCAGTCCAGGACACTACAACCGCATTGTATTTCTCTGAACGCTTTACAGAGCTTCGTTTGAACTCGCCATTCACAACGTTGGCGTTCGTGATTGTCGCAATCGGATCCTGTGGAGCGTCCAGCATTACGGACAGGCGCAGGCCGTCCCACAGCGCAATGCCACGGAACATGCTCGCTATCTTGTCGAGAATGTCTCGCGCACTCGCCTGCTCTGTGATGTAGGCGTTGAGCGTCATGCGTGGCTCTTTGCCGCCATACCCATCATCTACAAGCTGATCGCAATATTGCGACAGAATGTAGAGTGCGCCATCGTCAACATCGATGTATCCGGCGCGTTTCGCCAGGCCAAATCGGGTGTTTTTCGCCAGCTCACGGAACAGCCACGCCGGGTTGTTAGTCCATGCCTTTTTGAAGCCCCCCGTCCACAGCCCGGAGTAAGTTCTGGCAACTGGCTCGTAGTTATCCGGTACGTCAACGATCAACCCGCGAAGATGATATGTGCGGCTCGGCGTGTCGGTGTACTGGTCACGGTCGATGACTGAGCCGGCAACAGCAGAGAACGGATAGCTAAGGTTGTCGTCGGTGATCTCGCTGTAGCTGTTCCAAACAGTCCCGTTTGACAGCAAATCGCTGCTGCTGTCAGGCGTAATGCGGCGAACGCGGATATCAAACGGTTTGGTGTCGGGGGCATCAATGACGTGCGCCTCAAGGTACTCGCCAGAGATTTTCCCTGTAATCGTCACCGTCTTCTCCATGACCCAGCCCGACGAGCCAGTTCTGGTCTCGATAACCATCGTTACAGAGGTGTTTTTCTGGTTACCCTTGGAGTCCTGCTCCATGAGCCCGGTGACGCCGATGTTAAAACGAACGCGGGTCACGTCCTGATCTGTCACGGTTCTAACCAGCGGGGTATCGTAAGTGACCTCAGTGTTAACAATGGTCGTCGCTTCGATTGCAGAGAAGCCGTTGATTGGCTCCTGAGTTTCCGATCCAGGTCGCCAGGCAACACTAATGCCGTTCACGTTGACATTGCCGTTCGAGTCAGTGATAGGCGTCTTATTCAGCTTGAATGAAGACAGGTGCTCCTGATCCACCGGGCCCGCGATTGGCCCCTCAGATATCAGATCCAGTACCCGATAGAATTGTTTTGATTTGAGGTTATCGTCGAGTAGTTTTGGGGTTGATGCTTTACCGCCACCTGAAGACATAGCGCCACCTTAGCTGATTGATTCTTCCCAGTCGGAATTATTAGATGTGTCGATCCCGAGACTTATTACGTTGCTGCCGACCTCCATCTCGCCGAGGAGTATGGGGACAGGATGCCCCTGTCCGACCCTGTTTTCTGCACTGGTAAACGAGTTATTCGTGAGGGTGTTTGTTTCGGCCGCTTCCGCTGAAGTTTTGCTTTTCATGTTCCGGGACATGTAGATGGAGTAAGCAACCGAGGCGGCAGACAGCACCAGTGAGGCAATGAGAACTATCGTACTGGTCTCAAGTCCCGCCCCCTCAATCACCGGGACAAACAGCACTACAGAGCCATCCTTCAGGCGCCGATCCATGTGCCACTGCACCGAAGACGTTTCAACATCCTCACCCGCCACTCGCATTCTTACTCTGGCGTTCAGGAATGCTTTTTTGAACTCATGATTCTGAGCAAGCAAAAGACGAATGCCCTGGGCAGGGGTATCAACGTTCAACTCGACTTTGCGGAAATGTCGGCGTAAATGCCCTGCAAATTTAAAGATGAGCACTGTTCATGTCTCCATATGGAATGCATCTGCTTAACGTATGCCGGGCGCATTGATTCTCTCCGACTAAGGTGTCCGGCATGGTCGTGATGAAGTACCATGTTGCCATCGAGCAGAATCATTGCGTGGCAAGGGTCGGCGCCGGGGAATGGCTGCCTGATTATTACGTCACCTGGCAGCGCTTCTCCCGGCGATACCTGATTGAAGCCATTGCGCGACATGTTGTTCAGATAGAGATTCTCCCCTCTCAGCCACCAGCCATTCGTCCTTTCGAAGTCAGGGAGGTCAATGCCGCACAGGTGATACGCATCACGGAATAGCGTGTAACAATCAGTCACTCCGTGCTCGAACCGCCTCCCCAAAAGGTAATCCACCGGCCTGAACGTTCTGATTTTCCCGTTACAGGCCAGCACCCATGGAAGGCCCGATGCAACCTGGCATTTACGGTCGGCGCCGGACAGAACCGGGCTGTTCATTGGGTGAGAGTGGAATACCGCAGTCACCTCTCCAGCCTCCTCGGCCGCCAGCCAGTCATCATCACTGATTCGGAAGTGCTTTCCAGGTTCCGGGTGAACATTCCGACAGCGGAACAACTGCCCGCCATCCAGGATTAAGCCGCACACCTCATCCTGCGACGATGCCGCATAATCGAGTAATTCCTGCATCATGAAACCTTCTGAGAGCCGGGGAAGCTGCTGATAGGCATTGGCTCCGGTCGTGGATAACGGAAGCGGCAGCCGCTACGGCGGTGAGAGCACTTATCTTTCGCCGGGTCAGTGGTTGGATTGTCGCGCTCATCTGCAACCGGCGGCCCGTCATATCCGCACCCGACGCCGCGATACTGCCACTGGCAGACGTCGGCAAGGATGGTTCGCGCCGGGATGATAGCGTTGTCGCAGTCAATCGGTGTCGCCAGCGTGTAGGTCACCTGCTCGAACGTCTCTTCCGTCATCTCCTCAACAACGTAACGGGAAACCGCTTCCTGCGTCGGATCTGCGTCAGGGTTGCCATTGGGGAAGTTCACCGCGTCCAGGTATTTCACCGGAACCTGACGGCGGGTGATCACCACCCCAAGCATGTCGTCGAAGTCATGGTTTATGCCCGTCAGTAAACCCGTGACGTTCGCCACCACCATTGTTGGGCGGGCATATGTGCCTTCGTTCTTTGACTCGAATCCTTCCACTGCTATCGGGTACGCCTGATACTGATTCCCCTTCCAGATCACATTTCCGTAATATCCATTGGTGCCGGAATGGAACCGGATAAGGTCTCCGCCAAAGGGTTGCAGGTCGGCCTCGAACAGGTCGATAAACGCGCCTACTCCGGCGTCGACGCTATCAATAATCATACTGGCTGGTATGTCGCGCACGGCAAACTCCCATAAAAAAAGCCACCAAGTGGTGGCTACTGTTTGAATATCAGGATGTTGCTTACTGATAACCCTGGTTAACGTGTAAGCTCAGCCCGTCAGTGGTGGGACACTGACGTAACCATCGAAGGGGGATGGCTGATTACCTCTGATAAAGGAAAAATAATGTCAGAATTGAAATTAAACGCTATTGACTTTATTTCTTTTGCGGTCGCTGGAAATACATTTAAATTAAAAGCTAATTTGATTGGCCCTAATGACCAATTTCATTCGGTAAACCTAGATATAGCGCCAGATGAGATAAAGAATAAAACCATCGGTGAGATTGAAAAACTTGCTATTCAAGCCTTGCGTTCAGCTTGAATTACGGCAATTTGATCTAATTTCGCAGTGATTTGATTATAAGCACAGGTGTGAGCGCTAATAACTTCTTCCATCTGTGCTTTCATTGAATCAACCATAGCCTCTAACTCTTCAACACGTTGTTCTAAAGTCATAACTGTCTCCCGCCTTTCGGCTTATCGTGGTACTTGTTCAAAAGTGGCCGTCAGTTCAAACAGCGGCCCGGTCTTTGTCATACTCCATGAGCGGCAGACAAACAGCTTTCTGGCTCCGGTATCTGATGGCGTCCAGTAGAACGCCTCAACCGCGCCTCTGGCTTTAAGGAACGCTTCAGCATCCTTAGCAGAATTACTCCGACAGGCGCCGCCTACTCCCCTAAAGGTCAGGGAGTATTTATCCATTAGCGGATTGATACCCTTCGTTTGCCGCTGTTCGTATCCGTCACCGAGCTTAACAACGGCTACGTTTGGGGTACGTTCAACCTGATAAGCTCGCTGCGGTGTCCATGTGAATGTTTCTGGCACGATTACCTCCGTAGTAACCCGTTCGGACGTTGCTGGTCGCGGATGGTGTTCAGACTCACCTGCTTCATCATCTGCGCCATCTTAGCCATGGTCGCATCGTCTATGCCGCCAGTGGTGTTGATTTCGAAAGTGATGTGCTGCACCACCCCACCGCCTCCTCCAACCTTATCAGCAGGAATGATCTTCCCTGACTGGTTCGGGATGAATGCCTGCTGCCCACCTGCTGTCTGGAAGATTTCAGAGCGTCCATCTTCGTTGATGCGGTAGGCATTGCCGGCTGATACCGTGCCGCCGTAACGTCGACCACCACTCATGCTGACACTTGCAATATTGGAAAGGACAGACGCCCCAGCGGAAGCAACGGCTGCATAGTTAGCAAAGCGTTGCGCCGTAGTTAATGAATCCGGTGCATTGAGAGCCTTAAGCAGTGCGCCATTGAAATCCAACGTGGCTGAAGCGATTGCGAAGGACTTAGCCGCGGCAAACATTGCAATGTATGCGCTACTAGCCTTTCCTGCCGCTCCACTAATAATTCCTGCCAAGCTATCAAACCCTAATGAAGCAGCATTCAGCATGGAAACAGTGGCCGCCATCTGACTATTGGCTTCGTCCTGAGCTATTCGCTTTCTAGCATTAGATGCCTGTTCCTGAATTGCTGTTTTTGTGTCTTCGAATTGCTGGGCACTTAACACCCCCATTTGCTGGTATTGTGCTAGAGCTGCTAGCTTTTGTTGCTCTTGAAGATTTATCAAGGCTGTCGGGTCTGCAACCGCACCAGTTATTGCGTCGGGAGTGGTTTTATTGGTAGCAATCTCTTGATCTGTAAAGCGCCTCGCCTGCTCAGCCTGCGACCTTTTCTTTAATGCGTTAGCCGCATCCCATGTCTTGGCTGCATATTGGCCTGCTAAGGCTATTTGCTCTTTCGTGGCCGCCTTGCCTAAAGACTGTTGCGCTGTCAGAATTGCCTGCTCACGGCTAAGTTCAGCGGTACTTTCACCTGATAGCTCCGACCTCTTACGAAGTTGTTCAAGTTTTAGAGAAACTGATTCTGTGGCCGCTGCTTGTTTCAACCCTGCCTTTGATGCTTTATCTCTCTTTTCTTTTTCTTCCGCCAATTGCGCGTTAGTTCTAGAAAGCGCAATAAGCTGATCCTTTTGCTCCCGAGTTAAATCTTGCTGCTCAATTCCATACTCTATTGCTGCCTGCTTACCCTTGGTCAAAGCAATTCTTTGCGCCTCAAGCTGCTTGCTTATGCCATCAAAATTAGCCTGTTGCGCCTCTGTTTTTAGACCATCAAGTGTTTTTCGCAACGACTCGCCATTGTCATGGGCCTGTTGCATTGCAGCGGTGACCTGCTCCCCGTTGATTAGTACACCCCGATGTTAGTAATGTCTTCATAAGCCACATGAGGACATCCCCATGAAGA